CACCTGTATGTCGTCCACATGGCCGGCCCACATGGGATGGGGCGAGTCGATAAGCGCTCGGCTTGAATCAAGCAGGCCAATGAGAATGTAGACGTTGCGCAGCACGCTGTCATCGGTCAGCGCCTGCGAAGCGATGCCTGCATCAATCCCCGAGAGCATAAGGTCTACGGCATAGGGCGACACATCGCGGCCCTCGTCGATCTTGCTGATCCCGCCGAAGTCGCCAACCCCTTCCCACGTCTGGCTCGTCCCGCCCCAGTCATTGGCCGTGATGGGGCCGATGTCGTCGTGCAGGTAAAGGGTACCGGTGGGGGAGTCGAATTCCAGCTGCGTGAACACCACCGGCCTGATCAGATCGTCATCAAGGGCGGTTGCATTAGTGCTGCTTAGGTCGCGGCTCATGCGATGACGTCCTCAATTGCCTCAACCGTGAAGGTGGAGAAAACGCCGGGCTGATTTGTCCATCCGCTTGAAGGGCTGACCAGTCGGAAGATACCAGTGGGCGCGCTGATCGTCAGCGTCGCGTTATCAGCTGGCGCTTCGCGAAGCTCCGGCACGAAGTCGACCGTGGCTGCCCCTGCGCTGATCGTGGCATCGGCCACCGCCATCTTGAGCTCACCATTGATGGTGAAGAGATCGCCGCGAAGGAAGGCATAGGTGCCGCTGGTCCAGCCAGCGGTGACGAGCTGATTGCCCGTCTGACTGGCGCCGTTGACCCGAGGCGTGCCTGCGCCATCTGCGCGGCGAGTGTAGCTGTGATCATCTCCCAGCTGCTGGCGGAGGGCGTGATTGAGGGGAAGCCAAGCGGCATTAGAAGCGCCTCCGTGCAAGCATGTCGGCGATCTCAGCCTTCTGGCGGCGGAGCTCTGCCGAGAAAATGGCGCGGTCTTGAGCACTGGCGCCGCCGCTAATGTTCACCACCGGCGCATAGGTAAGGCCGCCGCCGCCGATTTGATCGTTGGCGACCACGGCGCCAGAGCGTCCCGGCACCATGAGCTCCGGGCCGCGCTCTCCCACGATATACGGGCGACCACCCATCACGCTGCCGCCATCGGCTTTGAAGCCAAGAGCCGCGCCGATGGCTCCGAAGATGCCACCGCCAGCTGCGCCGCCGCCCGGAAAGATGCTCTTGAAGGCATTCATCAGCTGACTTTTGAGTACCTGCGAGGCCATCTCGGTCAGGATGTTGGAGAAGGAGCGCAGCATCCCCTCCTTGCCGTCCGTGACGCCGGTGACAAGCGCGTCAGAGATGTCAGAGCCAAGGGTGCTTGTTTTCTTCTTCACATCCTCGGTCACCTCGCCAGCCGCCTCCGCTGCGGCCGGAGACGCTGCCGCGATCTCTTCGGCCATCTTTCGAGCTCCAGCCGTGACCTCCTCCAGCCTCGCCAGAATCTGCGTTGATGGCAACGGCGCCTCAATCATCTCCCTGATCTCAGCGCGGAGCTCGTCGACCTTCTCGCCAAAGCCTGCCGTAATCCTTTCAAGCCCCTCGGCAGCCGTCGGAATGGTGTCGAAGCCAAGGACGGAGGCGATGGAATTATATTTGTCGATGAGGAAATCAAGCGCCCTGATAATCAGTGAATCAGGGCCAATGGACTCCAGCACGCCCTTTGCCATGTTCACAAAAACCAGCTGAATCTGCTTTCCGAGGAGCACCGTGCGGTGGAGGAAGTCAGCAAGGCGGGCAAAGGCGACCGTCACCGCGCTCGCCACGCGCTGCCCGATGGTCCCGAAGCCTTCTGCATCAAGTGCGGCCTGCCGGAACATGTTTGCGGCAAAGGCGATCTGATCAGAAAACGCCACCGCCAGTTGATTGCCTACGCCGGCAAAGACTGCCTTGGCGCGGTCGATAGCGTCGTTGGCCTCCTCAACGCGAGCAGCGTCCACGCGGCTGAGCGCCGTGCCCAGCGCCTTGGCCTCAGCCATCATTTCCTTGAGCGCCTCAGACCCGCCGCCCAGCGTATTCACCAGCGCCACGCCTTCGGAGTCGAATAGCTTCATGGCGAGGCGCACGCGGTCGGCCTGGCTCCCCACGCCCTGCATGGCGTCGGCCACGATGGCCATTTGC